GCAGGCGAGTACGGGCAGGACATTGTGTGTGCGGCGGTAAGTGTGCTGCTGCAGACGCTGGCCAACGAGGTGGTGGAAGCTGCCCGGGCGGGCTTACTGGCTGTGGGCGTTGTGGCCCACGGCGACGGCTGGATGAAGGTGGAGGCCACCCCCACCGCCCAGACGCAGGACATGGTGGAAGCCTGGGTGCAGCTGGTGCAGGACGGCATCGACGCCCTGGCCGAGAGCTACCCGGAGAATGTGGAGCCGACCGTACACCTGCAGTTTGCGGACGGGAAAGCACCGGACTCCGACGAGCTGGCAGACATGGTGAGCGGCAAGATGAATCTGCAGTATTTTGCTGACGGCGGAGACGGCGGAGCAGGCGCTGCAGAG